TGAATGTCATGTCAACTGATGGATAACGCTCACTGTCAAACTGCATATAACGGAAGGCAGCTTTGTTAATGAACGGGATCATGAAGTCTTCTTGGAAGTTACTCAAGGTACGCTTGTACTTCTTGATGATACCTGCCATAGCCATAGACATACCACCAGCACCTGCATCACGAGGAACATTGGAGGGCATACCTGCGCTGTCAACTGTACCTGTAGCTTGCAAGAGCATACGCTCAAAGTTCTGCGCTGCAACTGCTGAACTACCATCAGTCTGACCAAACTTGAAAGGATACAAGATCTCAGAAGGTGAACCATTAGTCAAGATAGCCTTACCGGGCTTAATCTCAAACTTAGCACCACGAGGCAGACGTGTAGCATCCATGGCAATCATGGGAGCTGTAGTCAATGCCATTGAATCCATCTGAGCACGAAGCTGACCATCAATAGCTTTCTGCATATTGTAGGCCTTCTCCATCGTACCACGACCCCAGAAACGACCGGGAACTGTATCGTCTTGGTAAGCGATGACTGGACGATCCTTCATCATGTAAGGATTAGCTTCAGCTTTCAATAGGATTGAGTCATTAGCAATAACGACAATGGCTTCTACGAGATCTGAGTGCTCATCAGCTACGGAGTCATCTGGGAAGAGGTCTGTAACTTCACTGTCTTCCAAGTCTTCCAAGTACTCACGAGGCACAAGGCCGTAGTAAGTCAGGAGTTTAACCTTGTCATCTTCAAAGTTACGCAGATCCTGTGTAGGCTCCAAGTCTGAGTCATCAAACTGAGGTGTGATATCTACTTTCTTGTATATGCCACTTTCAATACCTGCAACCACCTTGTGAATGGATACGTACTTCTCGATAGCAACGCCCAAAGCATCGTCCACGGAATCAGCATTAGGATCAATAAGGAAGTTCTTAGGATTGACAGGCTTGATCTTAACTGCAACACGGTCTTTCTCTTGAACACCGATAGCTGCTGCGTTAGCAATGCCGGGAATTGCCTGAGTAGCTGGAGTATATTCCTTCTCAGACTTGACAATGATCTCACCAATACCTGTACCATAAATCTCAGCCATCAACTCAATCTGGTCAATGGATTTCTTAATCTTGTCACGCTTAAAGTCCTCATGGAGCTGAACCTTAATTTGTTCAACATCTAGAGGATTACCGTCTACATCTTTAACGTCATCTTGGATGTCAAAGAATTCACCTTGACCAAAGATAGCTTCCATGATCTCAGCGTGACGAGTCTCAACAGCTTGCTGAGAAGCTGGAGAGATGATACGTGAACGCTCAGAGTCTCGTTGCTTATCCTCAGCAGCCCACTGACCACGGAAGATACGCTCGTACTCTTGCCAAGCATCCATGTAGTTAGCGTCACGATGATCACGCCAACGCTCAGTGTGGTCTACAATCCAAGAGGTAAGTTCCTTCTCAGACTCTGTAGGTTCCTCGAAAGGACTATCTTTACCAATCTCATCCATAATATTACATATCCTTTGTTGTATCGTCTTCAGCAATGTCAGTTATCTCGACATCCTTACTTGACGTGATAGGGCCACCTACTAACCATGCACTGCAAGTCCTATCTGCTGCACATTTGAAATCAAAGAGTTCACAGAAGCCTAGCTTAGCTGAATCTACTACGTCCTGAGCGTAACTATCCTTCTCAGCATCAATCCCTGAGCGGATACATTCCATCATCTCAGGAGTCTGGATAAAGGCTGAGCAGTTACCACAGCGCATTGACTTAGCTTGAGCTACACTTGTCTGCCACTCATTAGCTTTATCGTTCCAGAAAGCACCGTTAGATAGCTCAGGATTAGCTGGGCCATAACCTACGTTCTTAAACGCCCAGTCACGCTTCTTGAGGTTCTCTTTAACGTCTTGTGTTTCAATTGGACATTGCATTTATATCACCACTTAACTTTGTTAGCCCAGTAAGCTGCTGACATCTTACCTTTGGCAATATTCTTAGCGTGACGAGCTTTAAAGGCTTCGTTACGAGCTGAACCATCAGGACTGCCTACAACACCTTGCTGTCCGAAGCGTATGAGCTTAACCTCTTCACCTTCTTTGGCTAAGACTGCATGACTCTTACTTGGGTGTCCGGGAGTTCTCTTAGGTTTGTTATACCCTTGGAATTCTTCACTGCCTCGTTTAACTGTCATTCTAGTATCCTGCTATCTTGTCGTAAACTTCCCACTCATCTTCTTCGTAGTCAGCGTTATAGTTAGCTATAGCAAGCTGATCCACGTAACTGAGTGCATCTACCAAGTCATCGTGCACACCAGCTGTGGGAAACATAATCAGTTGATCTTTGAACTCATCCCAGTCTTCATCTTCATTTAAGGATACCCTTCCATGTTCCATCCGACCTTGTAAGCTCCAGACAACCCTATCAGTCTTCTTCTTGTTACCATGCGTTAAGTCCTGTATGTGAGAGTAGATGTTATTCTTCCTCATCAAGTCATTCAGGTAGGGCAGCACAGCATTCTTCAATGCTCCTCGCTCAATACCTAACGCTGTAGGTTGGTAGTCTCTAATCACCTTTAAGATGTTAACAGCAGTCTCTCTGATGTCCCATCTACCATGCTGGATCTTAGCTACCCACCAATCACCATTATCTTTTAACTTAACAACTGCAATAGCTGTCTCGTCCAGTCTCTTCTTAGATGCCCCTGCATTCTTACCAACCTCTTCAAAACCTGCTAAGTCAATAGCTACAATGTAACTACCGTACTGAGGTTCCTTAGCTGTCTTGAACCATTCCTCTTTGAAGACATCAGCTCCTGCAGTATCAAAGCTAGACAAATACTCCTGCTTGAATGCAAAGGAACTCAATGTACGCTTTGCAGCCTCAATCTCCTTAGGATCAATGGTCTCATTGTCCTGTGTTGTGAAGTGCCAACTCTTCCACTCTTCATCCTGATTGTCTTGTCCTAGATTAAAGGTATCGTAGAACCAGTTACGTCCACTAGGAGTACTAATGAACAGTGCTCTACCCTTCTTATCTGACAGTGAAGCTCGGATAATCTTCTGCCATACGTCTTCTTTAATGAAGGCACACTCGTCCATAACTACGTAAATTAAGGAAACACCCCGCAGAGAATCGGGATTATCAGCTCCTCTAACTAAGATTTTCTTACCATTTATAAGGGTAATTTCTAAGTTATTCACATGGCTAGACTTGATAACAGGTCTACCTAGCTCATGCAGTAAGTCCCACATAATAGTTCTAGCCTGTCCTAAGGTAGGTGCTATGTACATCACAGCTGACCCATCTGGACAGTTAAGACCTTCAATCAGTAACGATACTGCTGACAGTCTAGACTTACCACACCTTCGACCTGCAGCTACCACTTTAAAGCGAGTTGTATCTTTAAAGACACTCTGCTGCCAGTTCAGTAGCTTAAAGTTTAACTCTGTCATACATCTATTACCTCATCGTCTAAGGACTGATCATTAGTACTAACTACAGGACTGTTAAGTCCACTGATGTTAATACTGATCTGAGGCATATTACCACCACTCTTAGCTGTATCAAACACTGAGGCTGGTAAGATCCTGTCCATAGCTAACTTAATAGCTGCCATCTGTCCGGGATGTTCATCATCCAAGGCTATCTGAATCATTTTGTCAAGGATTCTAGTGCCACCTGTGGCTAATAGTCTTTCCTTGAACTCTTGAAGCCTACCTGCATCTCCTACAGGTCTGCCTACTTTATTCTTAGTTCTGTTCTTAACAGCTTGTAGGTCACTCTTAGGTGGTCTACCTTTTCCACGAAGCTTTGGCGTTAAGACAACACTTTCATCTTTTACTTCCATCGTCTTTATCCTCTATAGGGGAGACTTTACATATAGTACTATAGAGTACTAAGACAATAACATAAATGTTACATAGACATAAATATTAACATAATATTTTAAGTACTTATATAAGTAATATATTAATAATTTACTTTAACAGTAATATATTATAAGTAACTTTTAATAGTGTATTTAACTTCTATGTTCCCTTTCCAAGGTGTACATCTCAGTCTGTCTAAGAAGTGGGGTCAGGCTTCTTAGTAAACACAATTATATCCTATGATGAATATTATACACTATGTTTGTCTATTTGTCAAGCTTTTTCTTATATTTATTTCACTTTAGAGTCTAAACTCTAACTTAGGCCCCCTTTCAGGGTGTCTGTTTTGTCTTAATTGTATACACTTTTGCATACATTTTAGATACTTCGTAGCCTCTACTTCTTTTCCTTTGTAGATCAAGCACTTAACATAATATCTGGATAGTCCTATTTATCCTTTTTTGTATGCTTTGTAGGCTCCCGCAAAAGTAATCACACAAGCCATGACCCTCCCCCCAGTCACTTTGTAGGCCAAGTTAGTTAGTACTTACTTCAAAGCTAAATCTAAATAGGAATCATTCGCATTTACATTGTAGTCTAGGTAGTCAACATATAGTTAGTCAACTAGAGGTAGAGTGTAGGACGGTGTAGCACCTATTTAGCCACTTTGCAGCACTCACCTAATATCACCAACATGGTGCATTTCAGGGTATCAGGTTACTATTTTGGTGCATATTATCACCATTATAGTGCAGCCTGTGGATAACTTTCAAAAATGTTAGTAACTAAAATGCCTGTGGATAACTTGGAAGCTGTGCTCTAGAGGTGGCTGTGGATAACCTGTGAGTTAGGGGTTTGCTGCAGACTTGGCACGGTGTGTGCTTAGTAGTTTGCATCCTAAACAACTGAGGGTAACAACATGACACCTAAGCAGATACAGACCTTACAGACGATCACTAATGATTCGTGGTTACAGTGGAAGACAGGTCACAGTTACGAAGGTTCAATGACTTATAGCGTGACTGAAATAGGCGACTTAGTTTTACTTCACGCCTCTAATACAGACACTACAGAGTGGTTTCAAAAGCAAGTGATCATCCAAGCAAATATCGGCAAACGTGGCGGTATTAACAAATTCAAAGTTATTTATTAAGGAGAGCGTTATGACTAAAGGTGAAATTGACTTCATTAAAACAGTGAATTGGATTGAGGAAAACTTAAGAACTGAACTGAGGAAGGGGGAAATTGAGGACACAAAGAAACGTTTACTTGAACTTCAACTTGAACTTCGCAAAGCACTCAAAGATTTACAAGACTCATATTAATAAGGAACTATCATGAAAGAACAACTCATTCACATCACCTACAAAGATCAATACGGTATTCATTCCTATTCATTGGAAGGCTTTGTAGATGGTGACTTCGTAGGCTTTGCAAGTGCATCTAAGGATCGTGTGCAGCATGAGCTTGCATGGTACACTGACAACTTCGAAGGCTTACCTGTAACATTCACCACAATCACAGAGGAGTTAACATCATGCTAAACAAAGAAACATTCTATGATGTACTGACTGCAGTACTTATCGGCTTAGCCTTAACTGTAGGCTTGCTTGCATACTTCGATGTATTAACTAAGTAATTTAAAAGGAAACATGATGACTGATACTAAATACAATGGCTGGACTAATTATGAGACATGGTTAGCTAATATGTGGCTAGATAACGATGGCTACGCATCCGAGGAAATCTCTAACGTTTGTCTCGGTCTGATGGGATCATGGGACGATAAGTCAGACGTTGACTATCGTTTGGGAGACACTATCAAAGATATTTTGCAAGGTTATATTGACGTAGCTGAGGATCCGCGCTGTGGCTTTGTAACTGACCTGATATCAGCAGCGTTTCAGCAGATCAACTTTAGAGAGATCGCAGGTCACTATTATGACGAATTGAAAGAACTTGAGGAGAATGAATAAATGAATACTAAACTATTAAAATACACACGTGAACTATTCAAGACCTACGATGTACCTGAGCAGGTTCGCAGGGAATATCGTCGCAAATGGGTTCGTTCAATCCGTCTATTAGGTGACAAGTGGTTGTTAGCTCAATCTGTACAGCGGAGGACATTAGATGTATAAGATTGTGTCTATATCATCGGGCATTGTAGTTGCAACCTTTAATAAGTTATCATTCGCTCAGGAATGGCTCCAAGATAACAACAACTTGGACGGTCAACCTGCAAACCTTTATAAACTCGTTATCGTTAGGAAAACTTGACCATGAGCACAATAACCTTTCACTTTGTAGGACAATTAGAGGATTCTATGGCTGTAGTTGACGTACAGTGTCAGATTGACTCAGACGGGGATTGTAGTGGCTTAGACTCAGTGACTTTTAAGGGCTTAGACATCCTTGAAGTGATATCGTCTAACCAATGGGAAGACTTAGAGTTTCAAGCCTCTAAAGCTTACAAAGCTGAGCAATACGAGCAAGCCACCATTGACTATGATTTAGAACGTAGCTTAGAAGCCGTCTATGGCCTCTCTAAGCCTTCATTTTACACTAGGTAAGGGGTAGGTAGCTATGTTATCAGAAATTGACTTAAGAGACTGGGATGAACAACCTTCTAGACCTTTGTACGATGTCCCTGAACACACACCAGTTAAGACACACATTGGGTTGTTATGGTTCAATGCCTTAGAAGGTGATCACGCAGTGTGTTATAACAATGAAGGCCTAGCTATTCACATGAAAGCATGGGCTACAGTTAACCCTTTAAAGCGGAGGTTTAAATGAAAAACTATGAATCAGCATTTCCAATTCAAAGTGTGTACATTGAAGACCAAGATACAAATTCTCGTGGCATGACCTTGCGTGACTACTTTGCGGCTAAGGCGATGCAAGCATATTTGCCTAACGCAATGGAACACAACGCCACAGAAAATGAGTTGGCTTGGTCAGCTTACAAGATGGCAGACGCAATGCTAAGTGCTAGAAGCACGGAGAAAGCGAGGGAATCAAAATGAATGAATACTGCTATCAAGTCAGTGCAACTAAGACTGTGTGGGTTTATGCCTCAAATGAGGAAGAAGCTGAAGGAATGGTATTTGAGACCTTAGGCTATGACCCTGAAGAGATGGAATTGGTTGAAGTTAGGGAGGATGTATGACACAAGATGAACTGACTAAATTGATAAATGAGTTCTTACCTTATCCGTCCAAAGGTCAACATTATGCGCTAAGAAAGTTTGCTATGTTAGTGGCTGAATCTGAACGCGAAGCTTGTGCAAAAATGTGCGATGAACTTGAAACTTGTTCAGATGCAGAGTTTTATGGTCATGAGTTTTCTAAAGCTATTAGATCAAGGGGTAATAAATGAAATGCTTATGTTGCGATAGAGTGCTGACAGACTTTGAAAGTACACGTAAACACGCTGTAACGGGGATGTTTATAGACTTGTGTCAGCAGTGCTTCAAAACTGTACAGTTAGACGCTAACCTACCTACAAAGGATCGTAGAGACTTGATCTCAGAGGATGACATTGACGATAGCGTTGAAGACGAAGACAGTGACTGTAACATTGGTGACAACTTAGACAGAGGAGACTATTGACAAACTGTACAAAGTATGCTACCCTAACCTATATAGGTACTACGAAGTACCTAAGACGTTTCATTGTAGTTAAATACACTATTAAAGTACTTATATATAAATATACTTATATAGTTACTTTAAAGTGCTGAAAGTTTCATAATGTGATATAGACTAACCCTAGGAGGATAATTATGTCTATTGAGTTGATTGAAGATGACATTGACATGGATGTCGTTAAGTATGAGTGCTGGTATTGGTCTGTCATTGACAGTATGGCTGACTTAATCTTGAATAATGGTCGTGACAGAGTAATGGCTGATGTAGCCGATGTCGTGATTAAACGCTTAGGCGATGGTTATGTCTCACCTGTTGAAGACACACTCCCATGATGATGGCTATATTTGTCTTTATCGTAACTATGATTAAACTGGTACTCACAAAGTGAGCAAAGCGAGCGTAAAATGACTTTAGACCTTAACAAACCTTGGCCTTTCCCGTCTGCACCATTGGCAGGTGACTCAAGCCTCAAAGCCTTAGCTGACACGCTGTCAATGCTGGAGGATTTCACAGCCTTTCAGCTTCGAGGTGACATCTACTATGGTTACCCAGATAAAAAGGCTCTGAACACCATTGAGGGGCTTAGAGAGGTACTTAAAGATGCTTAGCATTGTACGAAAGACTAGAACTGAATCTAAGATGCTCAGACACACCTCATGTGATGTTTGTGGCAGCTCAGATGCTAATGCTCAATATGACGACGGACATACGTATTGTTTTTCATGTCAAACACACGCTCATTGGGCTGATGCCGATGACTTTTCAGTCAAACAAGATGCAGTTAAACCTAGGAAAACAGTCATGATAGAGCCTAAAGGGACTATTAAATCGATACCTGATCGAGGTATTAACTTACAAACCTGTGAGAAGTACGGAGTCACTCAAGATGCACAGAATCACTTTTACCCTTACACTGACGACAGTGGAACCGTTGTCGCCTACAAAACACGACGAGTTGCTGAAAAGTCTTTTTCAATTAACGGAACCTTTCACAATGCACGGTTGTTTGGGCAAGGTCTCTTCCATGCAGGAGGGAAGTACGTCACAATATACGAAGGAGAACTGGATGCACTTGCAGGATACCAATTAACAGGTTCTCAATGGCCTTCAGTAAGTATTAGGAATGGAGCACAAGCGGCCTTAAAGGACTGTAAAGCCCAGTACGAATGGCTCAATAGCTTTGAGAACATTGTTATCTGCTTCGATGCTGATGAGCCGGGTAAGAAGGCATCTAAGGAGGTGGCTGAACTGTTCGGACAGAAGGCTAAGATCGTTAAGCATTTGAGTGGCTACAAAGATGCTTGTGATTATCTCATCGCAGGGGCTACTAAAGAGTTTGTGAATGAGTGGTGGAGAGCTGAGGTTTACATTCCCGATGGGATTATCAATGCAGCTTCACTGTGGGAGGAAGTGATTAAACCTGAGGCTAAGGCTGAGGCGATGTATCCTTGGAAGGGCTTGAACAAGCTTCTCTATGGTATGCGACCTTCGGAGCTAGTCACAGTCACAGCAGGTTCAGGCTTAG